GCTGGACGACATGAGGCGCGCACGACGTACTGCTTGCCAGTGGCCGGCGGTGCGCTGAGTGACGTCTTTAGGTACAGGTGTCTCACCGGGTGGCATGAGGCGCGCTACTTGCTTGACCAGGTATCGGGCTAGGTCTTTGCGTTCCTTCCACGCATCGGTGCCGATGTCGACCAGCCACGCACCTGTGTCAGCTGCATAGCGCACGGCCTGCGTACCGCGGAGCAGTACGGCCTCAGCTAGCTCCTGGTCGTGCGCTGCCCATTGCGGATCAAACGCCGCAGGCCCCAGCGCACGGTAGATCGACCGGGGTGCGTGCCCCCGCGTAGTCGCCACGGCTTGCGCCGCTTCGCCGTAGAGCGCCTCATCGGCGGGGGTGTAGACCGCAAACGGCTGGGTTGCCCCGTCGGTGAGGCCTTGCTCGATCCACCGCCGGTCATCTTCGTCGGGCTGCCCCCAGACGGCAGATACGGCTTGCTCTAGCCGTGTCCAGGCGTCCCCCTCGAGCAGGTAGCCACCGCCGACGTAGCCGCCGAGCGTCATCGCAGCCCGCAGAAGGGTGGTGCGGAAGTTGGTACCGCTGACGGCGGTCCACTCGCGGACCTCGGCGAGCTTCTCGTTGATCGCCCGCTCGGCAGCGGCCTGAGACTGCGGCTCTTTTGCGGCGAGGAACTCTCGCCACCACGTCGGTCCGCCGACGAGGCGCTGCACGCGCGAGCTGTCCGCGTAGGCCGCCCGCACCAGCGCAGCGAGCTGGCCCCACGCCGACGAACCGTCGGGCTGCCCGATCCGCGCGACGTCCGGCGGGTGAGCCCAGCGGTAGGCCGCTCGTTCGCTGGTGACCTTGGATACGCGCACCGTCGGCGCGAGGAACGCAAACCCCCGGCTGCTGCCGTCGGGTAGCCCACCCTTGACGTCGATGCCCGGCAGCACCCCGTCGTGACTCCCCGCGCCCAGCGACGAGATGAACAGGTGCGTCCCGCCTGAGGGGGTGGCTGCCTCCGCGAGCACACCCGGCCGACCGCCGAGCGCCTCGGTGAGCGCCTCGAGCGTCCCGCCGTTGCGGGGGTCGATGTCCGCCAGGTCGACACCACAACCCATGAGCGCGCACACCGCCATGCCTGGCCGCCACGCATCGAGCACGGCCGGATCAGGCGCGGTCTGCTGCCACCCGCCTGGCAGCCAGTAACCGGTGCCGTTGTGACCCTTGCCGGCAGGGTCCGAGTTAGCCAGGAAGATCGGCACCCCGGCCAGGGCAAGGCTCCGCGCGACGTCGAGCGCCGTACGGGTTTCGTCCTCGACGGTGGTCACGGACGGGGACCTCTCGAGTTCCGGGGGTCAATGAGCGTGTGCAACCGCGTGGCGATCTCCGGCCACGCCGAGGGCGGAAGTGACCCGGCTACCCGCGCGGCGACAGCTCGGGCTAGGTCGGCGTCGGAGCTGCCTGCGTTGAGGTTGAATGGTTCGACCAGGCCTAGTGCTGACGGGGTAGAGGTCGGTGTACCTCCGAATTGACCGAACTCAAATCGGGAGGAACGGGCAGCACGGTAGGCCGCGTCTACAGCGCTGGAAAAGGCCGGGGCGCGGTGCGCGTGATTCTCCTCAGCAGAGACCAAGCCCTCGCGAGGTCCGTGCCATCCTGTATGCATAGTGTAAAGCGCTATATGCGTGTCTTCGAACGTCGAGCATTCGAACGAGCGGGCCTTATGGATTGCATCCCAGTGACCCTCTTCGCTGAGAGAGCCCGTGTGCCCTGGCCCGACGAAAGCGCAGGGGTATATTTCCGGCGCTGCATTACCCGCTGGATAGCGTGCACCCTCCAGGCGGTCCCCCCAGAGCAGGGCCGTTAACGGCGAGCGGTGGCCCTTGAGCTGGTCGTGGTAGTCCCGAGGCAGCCCCCGCGCCACGATGAAGGGTGTTGCTGTCTCTACGCACAACGCGCGGTGGCGGGCGTCGTCCGGCGCGCCTTCGGGCTTGACCTCGAACCAATAGGGGTAGCTGTCGTCAGGCACACGGATGTGGAAGTCTGGCAGGTACCAGCCGAGTGACGTCTGGAAACCTTCCGGCTCGTACTCCCACGAAATCCGGAGGGTGTCAAAGAACACCGCCCAGCGCGCCTCTAGCCGAGACCGGAAGTGGTATCCGGCGTAGCGCGTAGGGATCGGTTGAATTGTCACGAAGACACCTCCGGGGAGCGGTGGCGGGTGGAGAGCGGATCGGGGAGTCCGCAGTCACGAACGGCTGAATAGAGGGCTTGGCGCGCGCCGTCGCGGGCGTGGCGCATTCCGGGGGTGGTGGGCACACCCGCGGCGTCGAGCCGCTTGTCGGTGGCCCAGGGCTTGACCTGCGAGGCGTTGCGGACGACGACCTGAACGTCAGGCCCGGCGAGCTGCGACAGGACCGAGATGAGCTCGCGGGCGGTGCGGCCGCCTTCGGGGGTGGACGAGCGCGCGGCGCGGGGCCCGACGACGAACCCCTCGACGGCGATCATGACGGGCCAGTTCACCGAGAGTGCGCGCACGACCGGCAGCACGGCGCCGCGGGTGACCTGCAGCAGGTCCCACGCTCCAGCCGACCGCAGCACCGGTGCGGGCGAGTACACGGCGATCCCGGTGGTGAGACCGGGGTCAACACCAATGATCGTCGGGATCACGAGGCCCTCCGGTGCCGGTGAGTGACCGCGCCGCAGTTCGTGCACAGCAGCTCGTGCCCGCGCGGCCAGAGCGGCTCTAGCTCGCCACAGCGGTCGCACGGCAGCGGCAGCGTCGGGACCCGGTCGGCGATCACGTCGACCTGCCGCGGAGCCGCTCGACGGTGCGCTTGGACATGCCCAGCCGTTTCGCTATCTGCGGTGCGGACAGCCCCTGGTCGGTGAGGGCGCGCACGGTGGCGACCCGCTCATCGGGGGCCGTCGCGGGGCTCAGCGCGGTGCTGCAGTCGCACGGCTCGCCCTCGTCGTGGGTGCAGTACGAGTGTCCGGGGGTAGGGGCCGTCATGCCGACCTCCGCAGGTCACGCACCGAAGCCCCGCCGAGCAGCTCGGCGACGATCCTGGGGTCCTGGACCAGGTCGGACAGCTGCCCGGCCCGCTCGTGGAGGATCGCCCGCACCCGGGAGTCGATCGTCTTGCGCGCGACGATGTCGATGATCTCGATCGATTCGTGGCGCTCAGCGCCGATGCGGTGTAACCGATCCTCGGACTGCAGCGCCTCCACCAGCGAGTACGGGCGCTGCAGGAACACGGCTGTGCGCGCTGCGGTGAGCGTGAGCCCGACACCCCCGGCACCGGTGGTGACGCAGATCAGGTCGAGCTCGCCGCGTTGGAACACCTCGACGTACCCGGTGCGCTCCTTAGCCGTCTGCCCGCCCATGACGTAGCCGACGCGGTGCCCGGCTTTCGTCGCGGCCGCTCCGGCGAGGGTCATGAGCTGCCGTGAGGGTGCGAAGGCGACGACCGGCGCCCCGGGCCGCTCCGCCATCACCTCGAGCAGCGCGTCGACCTTCCACGAGGGCGCCTTGAGCCGGACCGAGGTGTGCCGTTCCTCCATCGGCAGCCCGTCGACCTCGACGATCTGCGTGGTCACCTCGACGTCTGCGGCAGCCGAGGCAAGTTGGGCAAGTCGGGTGAGCTGCGCGAGCACCCCCATCACCGAGAGCTCGCCACCGTCGGGCAGCTCGGCGAGCATGTCGGACTCCATCTGGTCGTACACCTTGCGCCAGGTGGCGGGCAGCTCGACGGTCCGGACGCTGTAGACCTTCGGGGGCAGCTCGGCGAGCACGTCGGCCTTCGCGACCCGGCGGTGCCGGCCGAGCACGGTGGTACGGAACTCCGGCTCGGTGTGCTCGTTCAGGCCGAGCACGGTGGACGCGTAGTCGCCCTGCACGGTGAGGCAGTAGCGCTGCACCCACCGCTCCCGGGAGGGCCACGCGCCCGGCTCGAGGCACTGCAGGGCCGGCCAGAGGTCCCCGGGGTGGTGGGTGATCGGGGTACCGGACAGGCCGATGAACCCGGAAGCCTTAGCCGCTAGGCGCCGGACGGCGCGGCTCTGGTTGGTGGCTTGGCCCTTGAGGCGGTGGATCTCGTCGCAGACGACCGTGCGCGCGTCCAGCGCCATGAGCGGGCTCTCGCGACGGTCGGTCGATCCGGCGTCCTGCCGGGCGGTCTCGTAGGACGCGACGTAGATGTCTGCAGTACCGGCCAGCTG